ACTGCTATGCAGACTTCCGCCAAGAAACAGGCGGCACGTCCCAAGCAGGCTGATATCCCAAACTTTCGTAACCCCCAATAGGAGATTGCCCCATGGCGAAGGAAGAAACCCCAAAAGACCAGTTTGAACAAGTTTTCGACGTAATGCCCGGTGCTGATAAGGACACTGAAGTTGTTGAGGCACTTGATCTGAACTTTGGTTTAGGTGATGAACCGGTGGAAGAGCCAGTTGCTCAACTCGAGGAGACCGAAGAGGTAGAAGAGGTTGTTGCTGAAGCCGAAGAAGCAGAGGAAGAAGCTGCGGAAGAGGAGCCTGTAGCCGAGGAAGCTGAAGCGGCAGTTGCCGAAGAAGCAGAGCCTGAGCCCGCCCAGGAGCCGTCCGTTACTAAAGACGGAAAGATGGTGCCGAAATCTCGGCTAGACGAGGTGTTGCAGAGAGAAAAAGCCCTGAAAAAGCGGCTAGAGGACATGAAAAAGGCTCAAGAACCACCTGCAGATGCCCCAGAAGCTTACGATTTTGCCGCTAAAGAGCGCGAGTACATGAACTTGGTGCTTGATGGCAAAGAAGCAGAGGCGGTGCAGTTGCGTCAGGAGATCCGAACTGCAGAAAAAACGCAGATTGAGTTCGAGATGGGTCAAAAGATGCAGCAAACCGTGTCACAAAATGCACAAGCTACTGCGTTACAAGCTGCTGCAAACGAGTTGGAGGCAAATTTCCCGGTCTTTGATCAGAATTCTGCCGAATACAACGCGGATTACACGCAAGAAGTCATTGATTTGCGCGACGCTTTCATCGTGCAGGGCTTCGATGCGGTCGATGCGCTGTCTAAGGCGGCTAATTTTGTCATTAAAGATCACGGTTTGGCTGAAGAAGCGCCGCAGCAGTCTACCTTGACGCAGTCTGCTGCACCGGTGCAGGACGAAGTTGCCAAAAAACGCGCCGAAGTAAACAAAAAGCTCAACGCAGCGAAGTCGCAACCGCCGGAATTGCCTGGTGAGAGCTCTGCTGCACGCGGCGAGAAGGCCCTGGACATCAGCACTATGACGGAAGACGAATTTAACGCGCTTCCAGAAGCAACTATCAAACGATTACGAGGAGATCTCTTGTAATGGCCAGAGAAAAAGACCCCCGACTCGCGAGAGCGGGCGTATCAGGCTTCAACAAGCCCAAGCGCACCCCCTCTCACCCGACCAAGTCCCACATTGTGGTCGCTAAAGAGGGCGATCAGGTCAAAACCATCCGTTTTGGTGAGCAGGGGGTCAAGACCAATCAGACAGTTGGTCAGCGCAAGGCGTTTGAGTCTCGTCACGCTAAAAATATTAAGAAAGGAAAGATGTCAGCGGCTTATTGGTCTGCAAAGGTCAAATGGTCGCCTAGCAAGACTAAATCCAAGTCAACCAAATGGAAAAAAGGGAGCTAGTTATGCCAAATGTAGGCGGAAAGAAGTACCCATACACCAAGGCAGGCAAGAAAGCGGCGGCTAAGGCTAAAGCCAAGATGAAAGCTAAGCCCAAGGCCAAGAAGAAGCGCGGAGGCTACTAATGCACGACGGAAAACCTTGCAGTGGTATGCGCGGCAAGAAAAAGCCCGCCAAAAAGAAAGCTAAGTCAAAGGCCAAGAAGAAGTAGCCATGGCCCGTACTGACGAGGCGAAGTGGAAGCGGATTGTCGCAGCGGTAAAAGCTGGCTCAAAGGGCGGTAAGCCCGGCCAGTGGAGCGCTAGGAAGGCGCAGCTTGCCACGCAGAGGTACAAAAAGGCTGGAGGCGGTTATTCAGGTGCTAAAACCAAAGCACAAAAGTCCTTGTCCAAGTGGACAAAGGAGAAATGGGGCACCAAAAGCGGGAAGAACAGCACACAGGGTAGCAAGGCTACCGGCGAGCGGTACTTACCGAAGAAAGCCCGCGATGCATTGACCGCAAAAGAATATGCGGCAACTTCTAGGAAGAAGCGCGAAGATACCAGGAAGGGTAAACAGTTTTCTAAGCAGCCTAAAAATATTGCTAAGAAGACCTCACGTTATCGGTGAGTTATGGATCCCCTATCAATGATCGCTATGGCGTCTACAACCTTCAAGGGTATACAGACGCTAGTAAATAAGGGGGCTGAGATAGAACACGTTGCCCAAAAACTAGGGCAGTGGTATTCGTTTGCAGCCGATATTAAAGAGGCAGAACAGGAAGCTGAAAATCCAGGCATCTTTAAAAAGCTGTTTGATGGCAATACCGTTGAACAGCAAGCATTAAACAGCGTAATCGCTAAAAAGAAACTCGAAGAACAAGAAAAACAAATTCGCGAACTTATTGTTTGGGCGTATGGAGTAGAGACCTACCAAGAAATGATAATGCTGCGGCGCTCTATCAAGAAGAAGCGCGAAGAAGCAATTTATAAGCAAAGGAGACGTAGACGTTTACTGCTTGATTCTATTTTTATCATTTTAGCTTTAGGGTTTAGTGGGGTCGTACTTTATGGCGTCTTTTTGATTATAAAGTCGGCACCATAGATCTTGCGTTTTACTATTACTCACGCTAATATCAGAGTAGCATTCGTCTATCAGTACGATAACTGATCGTGTCGATCACGCTAAAAACGCCTTCGCCTGCATAGGCGTAAAAGAAGCCGAGGTCGCCCCTCGTAAAACAGCGCTAGTTCGTCGCCTCACGATACGGGGATACGGATTAGCCGCTCCTTTAAGTCGGCTAAGAACGGTGGCTTTTGCCGCCAATATTTTTATGCCTATTAAGGGAGAACCCAAATGGCTACTACTAATTTCGGAACCCTCACGGGCGACCAGCTTCAGGCGTGGTCCCGTGACTTTTGGCGCGTTGCCCGCAACGCTTCTTTCATTAATCAGTTTGCTGGAACCGGCCAGAACTCTGCTGTTCAGCGCATCACCGAGCTCACCAAGTCAGAGAAAGGCACAAAGGCTAACCTAACCTTGCTTGCTGACATGACTGGAGACGGTATCACTGGTGACAACACGCTGGAAGGTAACGAAGAAGCCCTCCGCGCGTATGACATCACCATTGAGCTGGACCAGCTGCGTTTCGCAAACCGGATCGCGGGCCGAGTTGCCGATCAGAAGACGATCGTTAACTTCCGTGAGACTTCACGCGACATGCTGGCCTACGCCATGGCTGATCGTATCGACCAGTTGGCGTTCCTGACTCTGTCTGGTGTTGCTTATACCCACAAGACCAATGGCGCATTGCGTGCAACCTCTGCATCTGCTGGTCACGAGCTAGTAGACCTGGAGTTTGCTTCAGACGTGTCTGCTCCTACTACTAACCGACACCGTCGAGTTAGCGGTACGACTTTGGCTGCGGGCGACACTACTGCTGTTACAGCCACTGACAAGTTGGCTTATCGTCACATTGTAGAGCTCAAGGCATACGCCAAAGACAACTACATCCGTGGCTTGCGTGCTGCTGGAAACCAAGAGGTGTTCCACCTGTTTGTTACCCCGCAGCAAATGGCTGATCTGAAGCTCGACTCAGACTTCCTGGCTAACGTCCGTAACGCAGGTATCCGTGGCCCCAGCAACGAGTTGTTTGCCGGTTCTTCAAGCCTGATGGTTGACGGTGTGATGGTTCACGAGTTCCGTCACGTCTTCTCAACTGAAGGTGCTACGACTGGTACTTCCTCTAACGCTGGTGCTGCTGGCTACAAGTGGGGTGCTGATGCAGACGTAACCGGTGCACGAGCTCTGTTTGTAGGTGCTCAGGCGCTGGCTATGGCTGACATTGGTCTGCCTGAGATCGTAGAAGATACCTTCGACTACGGTAATCAGCTGGGTATTTCGGTAGGCAAGATCTTCGGTCTTCGCAAGCCTAAGTACAACGCTGACATCAACGGTGGCGTAGAAGACTTCGGAGTCGTCTGCCTCGATACCGCTCAGTAAGGTCCATGGCCCCCTTCGGGGGGCCTTTTTTAAGGAAAACTCATGAAGATTATTAGCAAGGAGCCTTTAAGGATAGCGATGCTATCCGGGGCCGTAGTGCTTTTTGAAGCAGGCGTAGCTAGAGAAGTAGGTGATGAGATCGGAAAAATCGCCTTGACCATGGGCGCTGAGATTGCCGGGGACGCCCCCAAGTCTGACTCGGATCCTAAACCCAAGCCGGTGGCCGAAGAAGATAAACCACTGGTAGACGTTATGAACGAAATTATTAATTCGGCTAATCCCGATGATTTCAAAGCAGACGGAACGCCAAAAGCTACCGCTGTAAACAAGTACGCAGGACGCACAGTACCCACGAATGAACGTGAAGAGGCTTGGCAGCAGGCCCTTAACTCATAAAGGAGAGTTTCAATGAGCGTTACGGTAGCTAGCGTCCTCACAAGAGTAGAGACTACCCTGCAGGATACCTCTAATATTCGATGGCCAGAGGCCGAGTTGATTTACTGGGTAAATGACGCGCAACGAGAGATTGCGTTACTAAAGCCAGATTCGTCTGCTACTAATGAAACGATTACTCTTGCCACTGGTACAAAACAGTCCATTCCCAGTGCGGGAAATCGCTTGTTGAGAGTAGTGCGAAATATGTCAGCTGCGTCTGGCGGCACAGGCAAGCGATCTATACGTTTAGTCTCGCGAGAGATATTAGATGCTCAAGTACCTGACTGGCATGATCCTGCTGTAACGGGGGACGCAGCTCACGGCACAGAAGTAAAACACTATATTTATGACGAGCAGAATCCGCGCAACTTTTATGTATACCCTGGGGTAAGCGGCAGCGCTTACATTGAGATTGTTTACTCTGCAAACCCAGCATCTATCACGGCTAACGACAATCTATCTATTCCTGATATTTACGCGAACGCGGTTATGAATTACGTGCTGTATCAAGCGTACTTAAAAGACGCAGAGTATGCAGGCAACTCTCAGCGTGCTAACGGACACTATCAGTTGTTCTTGCAGTCTTTGACCGGCAAAGGACAGGTGGATTTGATCACAACTCCTAATACCGAAAGTAGAGCTAATCCGAACTTAACAACAGCAGTGGGGTAATAGCCCGTGGCTATTAGATACGAAACGCTTCTGCCCGAGATTATACCGATGGTCCCTGGGTGCCCCGATACGCTTATAGAAAGCAACATCCGAGCTGCAGCGATAGAGCTTTGCGAAAAAGCTCCCGTTTATCAGCAGGAGTTAGATCCTGTAACGACTGTCGCTAACATCTATGAGTATGACTTGGAGCCGCCCAGCGGATCAGTCGTGCACAAAATTTTGTGGCTAACATACAACGGAGATGACCTAGAGCCGATCTCTACGGGGCTTCTAGAACAAAGAGTCCCAAAATGGCGAAACGCAGATAACGCTGGCGAGCCAGATTATTTTGTAAAAGTAAACCAATCTACATTTTGGCTCGTTCCGGTACCCAACGAAACGAAGTCATCAGCCGTAATACTGCGAGTCCAACTGAAGCCCACGTATTCATCAAGAGCCTGTGACAACGATGTCATGACTGACTATCGAGAAGCTATTGTGCAGGGTGCGCTGTTTCGACTTTTGCGCCTACCTAGCAAAGAGTGGACGGATTTCGGCGCTGCACAGGTGTACGGCACATTATTTCAGCAAAGTATTCAAGAAGCAGATCGCAGAGCGCGTCATGCAGATATGCCAATAGCCAGGAAGGTGAATTATGGAGGCGTCCATCGCTCGTATAAGTTCCAAAGAAACCGATACGGAAGAGAGATCAAGTGATCCGGTTCTTGCAGACATTAAAGAGCATTGGTGGTGGGTTAAACCGGCGATTGAGGAAATTATTGAGAGCACTTCATATCTTGAGATTATTCCCGAAGACGTTTACGCAGCATGTAAAGCACAGGATGCACATCTTTGGGTTACAGATGATGGGTTTGTTGTGACTACTGTCTCTACGGCCATGTTTAGCGGAGCTAAATCTTTATTTATGTGGTTTGCATGGGCAAAAAAGCGCGGTGGGGCAGAAGCAGTTAGACATACTGCTTTTTTTGAGCAAGTGGCTCGCGATATAGGAGCTAGTTTTGTCGAAGTTAGGACTCTTAATAAGAAACTAGCTGAATATGTTGAAAAGCAAGTCGGTTGGGATGTCGACTTTATTTCTTTAAAGAAGGACGTGCGGCAATGAGCAGCAGCCCAGATAAACCAAAACAGTCCGAAGCTGAGAAAGTTTCAGCAGGCGTAGCAAAGGCAGAGTACGACCGCTTCAAGCAGTTGTATGACCCATTGCTTCAGCAGATGCGCG